ATTACACTCGTATTCCATAAGTGACGCTCTGGCTAAAGACTCTTGACCTTGTAATAATTTTACTAGGTTTGGATTAGCAACAAGCTGTGTAGCTGCCTGTCTGGATGCTCTGTATGTTATGTATCTTCTAAAGACAATAGGTAAGTCTTCAAAGTTGTATAGTCTAACAATGTCAAGATCTAGGTCAGCTGTAAATACATCTGTATGATCTTGCTTGTCATATAAAAATCCATTACGACGTACGAGGTTGCTAGTACGGCGAGCTTGGTTATCATGTAAGTCCATAGACAATATATCGTTACCAATAGCTATCTTGCCATTAGCGTCTATTGCAAACTTTACATGTTTCTCTGTGTTAAAATGCCACCCTTCTGCCTGCGTGTCTACGTTAGCATCACGGAGTAGGTTAAATATAAATGATATCTCTGGGTTGTCAAAGTTAAGTGTTGTTATTGGTGCTTGACCTATAGCCCCCAGTATATTGTTTACTGCGGACAATTCTGTGTCGATGTCAATAGTTGTGGAAGCCATATAAAAAAGGGGGAGCCGAAGCTCCCGTATAAATTACTCAAAAGTTGTTGTAGAGTTAGATACCGCAGCTCCAGCG